CCAGAAAAATATCAAGTGGCTTATGTCAAGATGCGCAGAAAGGTCGGCGGCTTTTCAAGTTGAACGCTATGGGTGTCTTATTCTCCAGAGTTCTTTGGCAACCTCTGACCTAAAGGCTTTTGTTTCTTCATTCCTGTAGGGGGGTAATATCCTTACAGAGAACGGGGGCATACAAGAATCTCTCATAATATCCCCTGACATTAGCACATCATTTGATCTGCCAGTCATTCTTTTGACAACTTCTCCAGTTTTAACATGCACTGTAAATAATGATTCCATTATCTGTCCTTAAATTTCCTCAAATCCATGTGAGTATTGAATATCCTGTTCTACAAAACAGGCTTCATCTGCTTTGTGTTTTTTATCTTGGGATACTATAAATTCAGGCAGTGCTATTTCGGCAGCCGCCGTATAGTTGGCTTCAATAAAACTCTGAAAGGTGAGGGTAAGTGGGCTGTTGTTTTCAAGCCATGATTTATGTTCGCGCCTTAAGACTTGAACTTGATAATCGTTTAGATCAAACGTGGTTGATATTTTTATTCTCATTTCTGTTCCTTTAAAAAGTTATTGTTTGAAGTTTTAAGAGTAGCGTTTTTCGGTCAAATGCTGTCGCAATTTTTGCGTCATCTTTGGCTGTATCAACAGCACACCACATTGTGCCGAGTTGGCGTATGGCGATATTCTCATAGCCTTTGATAGTCCAACATGCAGGGCTAGTGCCTAAACCGTTGCCATGAAAGGCTGTGGTGCTTGTTTTTTTTAGTTGGTACATTCCCTGCCTATCCTTATTTGTTTATATGTTTAGTATAGTAAACATTAATTTAGTATAAATCAACCCCTTGTCAGAAATAAACTTTTAATATAAAGTTGAGTCTACAGATACCTGTATTTAGCATTCAGACGAAAGCCAATTAAACACTCATCATGGGATGTACTATGCTGAAAGAGTATTCTGATGTGGAAGAGGAAAAGCATGTTATGGCGGTCACAGAGACAGAGGGTTCTGTGATTGTTGAGTATGAAAAAGACTATCCAGAGGAAAGCTCTACTGACGAAGAAGAAAAATTTGATAAAGAATTTTTTGAATTCAAGTCAGCTATAGAGGCAAAGGGTACGCCAGAAGATGGACAAGGAACTTTTGAGGGTTATGGGTCAGTTTTTAATAATACTGATCTTGGTAATGACGTAATCCTGAAAGGGGCGTTTACTAAGTCTATAAAAAAGACAGGCTCCAAAGGAATTAAATTACTTTATCATCATAAGACAGATATGCCGATAGGTGTATTTGATGAGATAGAGGAAGATAGCAAAGGCTTGAGGGTTAAAGGCCGACTCGCTATGAAAACTCAAGCAGGGCAAGAAGCCTATGAGTTAATGAAGATGGGCGCATTGGATGGCCTATCTATCGGATTTCGTGTAAGCCCCAAGGGTCAAAGCTATGATGCTAAGACTAAGCGGCGGCTTATTAAAGAAGTAGAATTGATGGAAATTTCACTTGTAACTTTTCCCATGAACCCTAGAGCAAAAATTAGGTCTGTGAAAGGTAGTGAAATGTCAATAAGGGAATGGGAGGGTGGACTGCGAGATGTTTTCCAGCTATCCCGTTCTGAGGCGAAAATATCGGCAAAGGCCGTATATAATTCATTGAATCAGCGAGAGGCTGAGGAAAATGCGGCAAATGCCATTGTAGACTTAACCAATAAACTCAAATTGATTAGCAAGGGAGAAAATTGATATGGATGATATCCAATCAGTTGTTTCTGGCATGGGTGAGGCTTTTGAGGAGTTCAAAAAAAGCTATGACCAAAAGCTAGAGAATGTTAAGCAAGGGGTGAATGATCCATTGTTGGATGAGAAGATTAGCAAGATAGAATCTAAGCTAGACTCTTATGAAAATGTGAATCAGCAGATCACTTTGCAGAAGCAGCAAAATGAGGAACTCAAAGAGCAGATGGATCGCATGGAAACAGTATTGCGCCGTCCTTCTTCTGGAATGGATTCCGAAAGAAAAGCCGAAACCTTAGAGGCATGGGATTCCTATTGCCGTAAAGGTCTTGAGGGCATCACGCCTGACGAAAGAAAGGCATTAACCGTTTCTAACGACAGCACGGGTGGATATTTAGCTCCTCCTGAGTATGTTCGTGAACTGTTGAAGAGTGTAATAGAAATTTCTCCTATCAGGGGAATCGCTAGAATACGCTCAACTGCACAGCGATCTATTCAGATACCTAAGCGGACTGGTACTTTTGCCGCTCAGTGGGTATCCGAGTCTGGTACTCGTTCAGAGACTACCGGATGGCAAGTTGGCTTAGAAGAAATCCCAGCACATGAGCATTATGCTTTAGTTGATATTTCTGAGCAGGATTTAGAGGATAGCGTTTTTGACCTAGAAGCTGAGATGCAAAGTGAATTTGCAGAGCAGTTTGCGAAGTCTGAAGGTGCTGCTTTTGTTTCTGGCGACGCAGTTGGCAAGCCTGAAGGTATCATGACTAATAGTGATGTGGCAGAGGTTGTTTCTGGTGCTGGAGCTTTGTTGACAGCCGATGGATTGATCACTCTGGTTCATAGCGTTAAGTCTGATTATGGAAGGAATGGCACGTTTGTTTTTAACAGAACAACTCTGGCCGCAATCAGAAAGCTGAAGGATACTGCTGGTCAGTATGTATTCCAAGCTGGGATGAGCCTTCAAAATGGCGCGACTAATACCGTTCTTGGGCATCCTTATGTGGAAGCTACAGATATGGCTGATGTTGCAGCAAACGCTTATCCAGTTGCCTTTGGAGATTTCCGAAGGGGCTACATGATCGTGGACAGGATTGCACTCGCAGTATTGCGTGATCCGTTCACTCAGGCCACAACTGGCAATGTTCGTTATGTGGCCCGCAGAAGGGTAGGGGGTCAGGTAATACTGGCTGAAGCAATCGTTAAGCAGAAGGTTTCTGCATAAGGAGATTGATATATGAGAGATTTAGGAAATAATTTAACTGTTGTTCAGTCTCTTGCTCCGGTTGTTGCTAGTGGTAACGCTACCACTACAAACAGCACTGGCGTTAATCTTGTAGGGTTTGAGGGGGCTGTTGTTACAGTTGCTTCAGGCGTTGAAGGTGATACGCTAGGCTCAAGCTTAAAGTATGATTTTAAGTTGCAACATAGCGATGATGACTCAACGTACTCTGATTGTGTGCAGGCAGAGGTCACAGACGCAGCTATTAGTAGCGGCATCTTCTTGACTCTTGACGCCAATGCTGAAACGCCGCAATCTTCTGGTATTGGGTACATTGGTGGCAAGCAGTACATCAGGGTGAGTGTTGTCCGCACGGGCAATCATTCAACAGGTACTCCTTTGTCTGTTAATGTGGTCAAAGGTCATCCGCATCATGCTGGAGGCGCAAGCACTTATAGTCTTGCATAAGCTGCAATGAGAACATGAGGGGCGCAAGCCCCTCTAATCTTTTAAGGGGGACTTATGTCTGGCCAATACAAGATAATTGTGCCTAAAGCTGGCATCACTGGAGCAAGCGGTGATGTTAAAACTTATCTATTAGATGAGATAGTTGATGTGGCTGATGACGATCAATCTGCGGAAATGGATAGATTTGTCGCTGCTGGCTGGGCTATAGAAACAAAGGTAAAGCCCGCCAAAAAAACCAGAGCAAGGAATTCTGATGGCTCTTTCATGGGGGATGATCCAAGTACCCCCGATGTTAATGAGGCGTATACAGAGAAACCAAAAAAGAAAAAGGCAACTGCCAAGAAAAAGACTTCTGAAAAGTGAGGGATAAATGGCAGGCCAGATCACAAGCGCGTCAGTAAATGCGGTATCAACTGAGCTTTATGCCCACCAGAAAGAATGCGCCGCTAGATATAAAGCTATTGAAGAAAAGCTTGATTCTGGAAATGTTAAATCTGTAAGATTAGAAAATATGATATGGGGTCTTTATGTTATATTGATTGCAAGCACATTGCTTCCTATAGGGTAACAAGAGGAGTAGGGTATGTCTGGATTGGTAGTGAGTTCTGCTCCGGCTAGTGAGCCATTAACTACTTCAGGGGTTAAGTCTTATCTGCGTATTAGCGGATCAGCAGAAGATACATTAATTGCATCTATGGTAAAGGCAGCAAGAATGTTCTGCGAGAGCTATACGGGTAGGTCTTTATTTACCCAGACCTTAGTGCTTACAATAGATTCTAATAATAACAATGATTCTTTATGGGAAGGCACTAGGGTTGGCCCGTATATGAATTTCTATAAAAATTATATTGAACTGCCAAATCCTCCTGTTCAATCAGTCACGACATTGAAAACCTATGATGATGCTGATGTGGCTACCACAATGGCGGCTTCTCGCTACTATGTAGATATAGCTAGAGAACCAGCTAGGCTAGTATTGCGGACTGGCGAAACCTTCCCCACGGCCCTTAGAGTGGCCAATGCTATAGAGGTAACCTATGTGGCAGGGGATACAAGTGTCGCTAACATACCTGAGCCTTTAAAGATTGGCATGTATCAACATATCGCTTACTTATATGATCAGCGTGGCGATATGAAAGATTATCAGCAAACTCAAGCCGTTCCCCCTATGGTTATCAATTTATATAAACCCTATGTTGTTTATAGCGGTATGGGCGGTTCTAAATTGATGGCACTTGGCTGATGCCTTCTTCTACTGGGGCAATGCGAGAGCTTATAGTTATCCAGTCTATTTCTCGGACTGCCGATGGCGGGGGTGGATACACGAATTCATGGGCCACCGCTCAAAGCATATACGCGCACGTTAGGCAGCTTTCTGGATCAGAGCCATATACGCAAGGCCAGCTATCCAGCGAGGGACGGTGGCAGTTTACGGCACGGTATGTGGCAGGCGTAACGCCTACCCACAGAATAAGCTGGAATTCCAAAATATTTAATATCAGAGAAATCATTAATGATGATGAGAGGGATAAATACCTGATTATTAATGCAGAGGAAGGGGTGGCTGCATAATGGGTATCAGCATGTCTGTTAATGATAGAGATTTCGCTGGCAAGATAGAAAAGCGGATTAAGCTATTAGAGCAGAATGTTAATAGGGCGGTTTTTAAATCAACTAATCTCGTAAAGAATGATGCCGTATATAGTATATTGAGAGGAGCGAAAACAGGTGTAACATCTGTTAGATATAAGCCAAGACGAACCCATCAGGCTTCTGCGGCTGGCGAAGCTCCTGCGTCAGACACTGGGTTTTTGGCTAGCAATATAACGATGG